AAGCAAAGACATGGAAGATGGATTGCCATTATTTTTGTATAAAGCTTTACTATCTAGTCAATCCATTAAAGAAGATAAAATATCATTAAAATTATAAATAGATGTCTCGAATATGAGACTTAAGTCCACTCCAGAGAACGTGGACTTTTTGCAAGATTTGCGCTTTGCAATGGTCGAGCTGCGAGCCCTCGCTCCGCCCCATTGCAAAGCGCGTAGGCGTACAGAATGTCGCATAACTTAAAATTATGTTAAATCAGATACAAGTCACCACTACAGCAACGCTCTCGCTCTTACAATCGCAATGGTGAGCATTGACAGCTTGACTGTCAACGCTATCCGAATGAACATAATCTAAGTTATGCGGAAATCCTAACGCCTATAATATGAGTTGCTGACCGTCAGGTTATTAATGAACCGTTGCAGTTTCATATCCTGCTGTATTGCCCATACCATCAACTTAACCTCTGTGATCTGTTCGTCAGGTGCATTTTGCTCCTGGAGCAACTCGAGATACGAGTCAAGCATTGTGATTAGTTTATCCGTGTTCATAGACCACCATATTAAAAGCCTTAGACTACGCCTTGTCGACCCTGCGCACTGCTCGGGCACGACAATTCCCCTGAAAGGCTTTTATGGTTAATCCCTCATAGAACATGAGGGAGGATTTTGTAATCAGGGCAAGGATGGTCAAATTTAAGCACATAAATATGGCTATTCGGAATAACGTGTGGAAAGGCTCTTAATTTAGAGCCTTTAATAATTGATTAAGCGCATCATCGTTCGACTTTAAGTTATTTTCTGTTTTATATTTTTCGATCAAATCAAGACTTTCTTTTGATAACCAAAGGTCTTTGCGAACAAAGCCTTTGTCTAACATTTCTTGACGTTGTTTAGCTTTGCGCTCTGCTGCTGTCTGAGCCATTTTAATTACTCCTCAACTAAGATTGATTCACGATTGAGCATTGGGATGATGTAAACCACACCTTGCTCATCATGATCTTTACAACCATCAAAGCCCATTCTTTTAGCACATTCACCACGTTTAGCTTGAATGAACCAATCGTTTTCAGCATCAGCAAAGTCATGATTCCAAACACTATCTGAGCCATCTAATAAGCTTTCTGCATCATCTAAATCAATCTCAAATCGTTCAGCAATTTCCGCTATGACTTCACTATCATGCAAATCAGAAGCATCGATAAAGCGCATATCATCAGCATTAATTGAGTAAGTGATAGTTTCACCTGCTGACATTTCATAAACATTTGTAGAGAAGAATAAGCAATCATCAAAGTTACCAAACTTAGAAACTTTCTCAATTTTGTTTGGGCTTGTGTGGAATAATTTCATTATCAATCTCCTTGTCTATGTGTTAATTATAAAGTGTGACCGCTCACAAAACAAGAGTTAATTGGAATTATTTTGAATTACCAACAAATGGCAGTTTCCACACCTTATTCCGAATAGCCATAAATATAATTCTCGCAGCAAGAACCAATAACGCCATGCCAAGATCATACGCAACGAGGCATAGAGCATGATTTTGATGAATTGTGGCAAGGCGTGAAATAACCTTTCATCTTAAAATACACAATATATATTGACAAAACACTATTGGCACATGTTTTGCTTATGATGAATATTTGATCTTGTAACGTCATTATTTGTCGTAATAAGATTGTCAAACATTTTATTTCTATCATTATTTATTTTTTATCGTGTTTTTGAATTAATGATCTCTGCCCTATTTTTGCAATGGCAATAAAAAAGGGCGTTGATCGCCCCGGGTTGTACATCGTTGCGGGAAATCTTAAAGGGTCGGCTGGTTTGTCTGTGTAGAAACTTCGCTTCGCTGCATCTCTGTACTCGACATATCAGTCCGATTATTGACAAAGTAATTAAAAGGTCTGTCGTTGTTCTCAATGAGACGCTGACAGTCGGCTTGTGATACATCAAGTTTTGTCCCTTGTTGTGTATATGCTTGATATTTACTACCTGTTTTCATACAACCACTAAATAATGGTTTTGCCGTAACTTCATAAGAAACATGGTTTTGTATGTCATTATCAAACGGTTGAGCTGGATTATATGCAACAGTTGTATGGCCATTCTCCCCAGGGGAAACCGAAGAACCATTTTTGGTAATCTGATCAAACCATTTTACACATTCAGGTTTTTCAACATTTGCGCCTTTTCTGCATTCTGTATCTAAATTCTGGGTACCACTGGGGACAGATTGCGTACTCTGAGTCGATTGACTTTTATTTTCTTCAGTAGGTTTTTGCCCTGTCATGCCACCTATGGCATTACGTGCGAGCTTGTCACCGCCCGACTTTGTAAACAGAAACCATGACGCAGACATTAAAACCACAATGGCAATGATTGCGTAAATGAACTTACTTTGTATTTTGAACTGTACTGAAGTATGAGCAGATGCACTGGTGTACATGTCTTGCCATTTTTTCTTATAGAAGAATTTATAGCTGTCCTGATAATTAACAGTACGTGTTGATGCAGCAGCTTGCCACGGATCACGAAGCCATCTTTCAAATTCATAGATAGTAGCAAAATTAGGTTTTTGAACTGGTCGTTTAACCAAGTACATTTTTTCAACTAATGCTCTAATACCCTTGTTTAGTCTTTGTGGGTCTTGAGTCATCAAGATAATGTCTTTATTTTGATGCCCATGCGTTGTTAAATCAACAATCATGGGATTTTGAGACATTTTGCCATCATTATCAGTATATTCAGGCCTTTTATGTATTTCATCCATAAAAATAATGGAATTATCAGGAACATCACGCCAATCTTTTGGTGCAAGTTTTATAAAGTCACACTTTTCTGCATGACCCTCAATATCTGAGTAAATTTGTCGCACAATGTCCGTTTCAGGATTAAACTTTCCAGAATCTATACGTTTTTGAATCTCAATGTTTTTTTCGTGATATTCATAAGCCATTTTAGCAGCAAATTGGCTTTTTCCGTGTCGTGGCTGCCCAACAATTAAATAAATAGCCATTAGCTTGATGCCTTTCCTAAAGAGACCTTGTTAATCATCAATGTAACCTTGAGAACACATGCCCCAACAATGATTGACAGCCCGTAGTCAATATTGCCCAGGGCAAGTATCTGCAATACGTCAGCAGACATTTTGCCCCACTCAGTTTGAGCGTAAGAAATCAATTGATTAAACAAAGTGAGTACAACAGCACTAGAAAACACCCCTAAACCCAAACCCTTTAAAAGTGATTTTCCTGTTTTTGATAATGTTGCATCTGCGACAGATACAAGTATTGATTTCAAGCTCATATCTCTGAATCCTCACCTTTACGGCCAACCCCAACAAGAATCATTGCACCTGATAGAAAGCCTATTAGCGGAGCAACAAAAGACCATTTCGAAGCAAACTGACAAATAGGTTCATAACTAATTGATCCAGTACCTTTTGTGCCAATTGTGATATTTATGGGAATAGGTGCAGGACAGCCTGCAGTTGCTTTAAATGTGCCCGTATTTAGTTCTGGCAAAGGTATGTCTTGGACTGGCAGACTATTATCAGAATCAGGATTAGGTTCATTTTTAAAGAAGTCTGTAATTGATGTCACAGCAGCTTCATATTTTGTTTTAGTCCAGTCCCAAGAATCTGTAACAGCATCAGCCCATACTTGTGGCTGTGTAATGACCCATTTAGCAGCTTGACAAATACTTGGCGCCCAGTCACAGAAAATCGGAAAATCTAAAGTTAAATCTGTTGCAGGGGCAGCTACCGACGAGCTGGGATTTTCAGTATTCGCATTTTCTTTAGGTACAGCATCACCTTTTGCTGTCTGATCTGTAGGAATAGATTGCGTATTTTCAAGTTGATTGATAATAGGACGGGCTTTTGTATTGTCTGTTTGAGCATCATTGATAATGTCAGCAGCAGCAGCAGTTGTTGCTACTTGTGCGTTAGTATCTCCATTTTCAGCATTAGAAATAACCTGTTGAGCAACAGTATCTAAAGGAATTGATTTTCTATCTTCTTCAGGAATAGTAGTATTTTGAGTCCCAGCTGGGAATAAAGGAAAATTTGGATTATCAGATAAAATACAATAACCAGCATAAAGACCAACTTTAGCATAAACAGCTTTTTTCGCCCATTCACTACCAGCACCGTACTTAATTGCAGCTTGTTCTTGACAATATTTATCAGCAGGACTTTTTACGTTAGGATCAACGTAAGTAATTCGATTATTCGCAGGATCAAGAACCCAATCAACAGCGCCAAGCAATTGTTGCACTGCTACTGATAAAGCATAACCAGCAGCGCCACGCGCTAGTACTTTCGAGACCTGAGCAGCCGTAGGTGTAATCTTTGCTGTACCAGTAGCTATTTTTTTTGCACCATTCAAAATGACTTCTTTCGTACCTGTCAGCACTGTAGAAGCACCTTGAACAACTGTATTTGTAATAGACCAAGGAGCAAAACCACCAGCAGCATAAGCAGAATTAAAACAATTGAAGTAAAGCGTAAATATAAGAAATACAGAGAAGATTTGTTTTAAAAGAGCCTTGCGCCCACGATTAGCCACATGATTATGCATATATATGCCCCTAAACTTTCTATGTCCATATTTCACCCAGTTAAAAAGAAATGCCCTCAAACGAGGGCATCGTTATTACATTGCTGATCGTGCCCACTTGAACACTTTGATAACTACAACTAAAGACAGCACAGCAAGCCCAATAGAGCTTACAGTTGTCACGCCATCTGTGATGGTTCCAACCACTGATGTAACGTCAATTGGTGCAGCATTAGCGTTGCTCATAAGCGCAGCAGATACAGCAATACCAAAGCCATATTTCTTCACAGCAGCAGCAAAAGCAGCAGGGTTGCCATAGGTTTTGTTCATTGCTTCATTTACTTGATCTTGGGTTAATTTGTCCATGATGGACTCCTTTTAATGTAGTGCTTTGATGCACTTCTTGATTACAAAGACCGTTGCAAACACCATTAGACAAGCAAAACCAATGGTATTACCCTCTACTAGTGTGAGCTTCGGCAGCACAGTGGGCATTTCTACCCATTCAAGGCACTGGTTAGTTGTCGAGTCGAGTTGATTGCAAACCAGTGCCATTTCTTAGATTCCTTATGCAGCTTTAACCGCTTTTTCTTCCAACTGGAGAGGCTTGCCATCTCCAGTGGTTTTATAAAATATGTTCATGCCATTCATTTGGGTTGATAACTCAACTGGCAGATAGATTTCACGACCTTTGAATGACATGTAAAAGTCTTTCATATGATGATGATCTGAAATAACAGAGACATTTTGAGAACAAGGGACAATTTCATCCAAACCCTTATCATATTTTTGGGACTTGAAAACAAGACGCATCTTGAGTTCGCCCTTGTCACCCACTGAGGTTAGGATATCGAGTAGTTTTGCTTTAAAGATTAATTGAGACATGGTATTCACCTTATGCGGTACGTAGTTGATAACTGAACGTTGAAACGGGTTCGATAAAGTTTGGCGGTAGCTGATCTTCAAATTTCATTTCGAACATTTTGATAAATGGGATAACGTTGTTGCTTGACTGGACATGTAGGTTTTGGATATAAACTTTTGAATAACCACACTTTTCTAAAGCTGCTACCAATTTACAGAATTGAGCTTTGCTATATTTAGTTCGCATTTCATCAAAGCCAAATTTTTCAATGTCATAGTAGAAACGCTCGATATTCCGAGCCTTACGGTCTGACACCGTGCCCGCAGGGATTTCTTTCCTGAAAGCCTTGAATATCTGGATATAGACGTCAAAACGGGAAAAGTTCTGTGACGGCTTCTCATGTAGGCGCTGGAGGTATGTGCCACTAAAGCCCGCATCAATCAGGTCCGCTGCAAGGTTGAGGAAACGCTTGTGGGTATATTTCTTTTTGGTTTCATTGTGGCCAATGCTCTCCAGTAGGAGGTAAAACTCCATGAGTTCATCGACCTTTCTTGTACAGATTTTCTTTTCAGTGGATACGGTTTGGTGAACGGCAAGAATATTTTTAAATACAGTTTCATGGTCAGATACTTTCATGTTTGTACCCTCAAATGCTTGGAATAATTGACGATTTGCTTTAAGCCAGATGTCTTGTAAAAAATTGGGATTGGATTTTTGGTAACGGATAAGCTGGAATAAATTAGTTGGGATATCGAGTTCTTTCATAACGTAGGCTTTGATGCCTGTTTCAAATCTTAATAGACCACGTGCAAAGGCCTGTAGTTCAGGATCGGACATGACCTTAACGACACGCTGGGCACATTTGTCATTTGCCTTGGCAAGCTTGATTTGTTCCTGTAATTGTTCGTGGAACTCATTGGACTTCACATACACTTTACGGGCAAAACGCTTGCAACGTTCAGAACCGAAATACAGCGTATTCTTGAACATGGCATCTTTGGTGGATTTGCGGATGTGCTGTGTTGAGACATTCCGCATCAAGGCCAGAACCTTTTCAGCTTCTCGGTCATCACGAAAACGGAATGAGTAGGTTGCGTCGAGTTGCTTAACCTCAGTCATGCCGACATCGAGGATGTCATAAAGCGCAGGGTTTGATTGAGCCAAGAAGCCCAACATTTCCAAAGCACCCTCTTCTATCCAGTCAGTGCCGTATACGTTATGCCCTTGCATGATCTTGGCAGGTGAACATTTCAGTTCCACATACGGATGCCCAGGAACATCATGGAACAGCTTGAATGACATGGCAGTATGAGAGGTGGGGATTTTTGACCAGACATGATGCAGGATTTGAGTTTTTACATTCCCATCTTCATCCTTGTATACATCGTAAGAGCCAACTTTAAGATTCAGGTCAAGCAGGTCAAAACAAATAATGCAGTGTCTACCGTCGCTTGTTAATTCAACAAGATCAGTCTTGACAGGTATCCACATTACAATTTTGTCTAGCATGATTAGAGACTATCAAGACGATCTTGCAAAGCAACCAATTCATCATCACTGAATACATCAGTAAGAGAACAGGCAGATAGAAAGCCTGCAATAATCCCCTTGTAGTAATCTGGCATTGTAGAAATACCATGCGCCACAAAATAACTTTCAATCCGAGCTAAAGCTTGTTCTTTATTCATGTTATGCCCCATCTTGAAATATCAAATATTTACATGCAACAACATCACACGCAACAAATTGACAGAAAGATAACAGAATTGCACGTAACAAAGCAACGTGTGACACAATAATGCTGTTGCATTAAACATTGTTAGGAAATCACATGAAAAAATCAGACTTATCAAAAACTTATAGAATTAGAGGGGAATTTGTGGAAGCAATAAAAGAAAAATCACTAGACTTTATTATCGAAAAAAAGGAAAGAATTGAGGAAGCTGATGTAATAAATGCTTTAATTTATAAACACTTAAAAGAAATAACTGCAAAAGATGTAACAAAATATATCGAAGAAATAAAAAAAGCCGACTAATAATAAATATTGATCCTGACTATTAAGGAAGAAGATGAGCCAAATCATATTTTTAATCATTGGAATAGCCATTGGCTATTTCATTGGTATCAATAAAAAGAAAGAAATGCCAGAAGCCAAAAAAAGAAAAATAATAAATTATACAGAAAGGCAAAAAGCAAAAATCCGCTATGAAACAGATGCAGATCGAATAAGGCAACTCAACTTACTATCACCCAATGAAAGTAAGTTTATGAGAATGCTACAACATGAATTCACCAACGAAAAAGTTATCGTAAAAGATAAAAGATTCTACATAGCAGATCAAGACAACTACCCTATTGCGATATTTGAATACAGAGATGGAACAAAATCAATTAA